GCCACTCCTTGGTCTTCTCAAGTGCGCACTTGCGACAGTAACCCACGCCCTTGTCCACAATAGAGGGTGACGCGGTCGCGCTATTCAGATGCACTCCGCAGTTTGAGCATTCACATCTCACACCTATCCCAGTGTGGCATTTTCCCAGATTGTCAAGACCGGAAGTCAACCAACTAACGCCGCCCCATATCCCCAGGGCCTACCACTTCTCTTTTTTTCTAATTTTTTATAATACCCTTTGGATTGGGATATGGGGCGGCGTTAGTTGGTTGACTTCCGGCTTCGCCCCCTTTTCTGAGCTGAGGATGCGGGCTTGACTTTTCACCGTTTCGCCCCACCTCTTAAACGGACATGCAAGACCCCAAAGACATCGAACGGGAACTTTTCAAGGCGGCGCCTCACGCGGCACAGAAGCTGCACGCTGAAGCCAAGAAGCTGATACGCAAGCAGAAACGTGAGCAGTGGTGGAAGGTCCACGCGACCGACCGCGCGAAGAAGCCGCTCGGCAGCTGACCTATGTTGCTCAACAAGAACAAGTTAGACGTGAGTCAAATCCTACTGACCTACGTTGCGCTGTGCGGCGACGTCGCCCGCACGGCCGAGGCGCTGAACCTCGAACCGGCAGTTGTCCAAGCCCTGGCCGATGCCGAGAACTGGGGAACGAAGATTCAACGAGTTACGATGCTGGCCAAGTCCGGCAAGCCGGGCGATTTCGAACGTGCTCAGAACCGGGCACTTGCATTCGTTCAGGGCCACCGCATCCGCTCCCTGTTGGACAGCGTAATCCGTCGCTTCGACGGCATGACGCCCGAGGAGATGTGCGACGCGGTGTCCAGCGTGAGCAAGAATGGCACACGCATCCTGTCGGCCCGCTATTTTACGGACCTCGCAGCCGCGGCCGAGAAGGCTAACGCTATGTGCTACAGCGCCTTGGGCGATACTGCCGGCGAGCGCGTGGCCCGCGATGATGAGCCGGACCAGATGAATGTCTCTGCGCTGCATAGTGCTGTGATTCAGTCACTTAACGCGGCCAATAGCCACGGCAAGCCGGCAGACCAGATAGTCAAGGAGCTGGCTGACGCAGTGTGCCAAGCTGTCACACCCATCGAGCGAACCGAGGTCGAGCCGCGTCCCGACCCCGCCGTCCCAGCCAGTGTGCCAACTTGACCCACCTCATGCGCCAATCTGACACACCCCGAAGCGCGGCCTGGAGGTCCTTGGCGCTCAGCACCTTGGCCGCTCTACAACGGCCTAGACTCGCAACGGGACACGAACCGGGTTACTCGGCACTTATTGCCGAGCACCTCGGTCCTCGTGCCCAGGTTCGAGACACTCGTGCCAAGGTCCTCGGTCCTAGGCACTTGCGCTGGCGAAACGATTTTCTGGGCGGACAAGCAGAAATCATGCCACCCGGCCACGGGGGCGGGCTGCGGGGACGGCGTCGCTTGCTGAAGTTCGACGGCTGAATGAAAAATTGCTCGCGCGAGATTTGGGGGATTGACAATTCCTAATTTCCCCCCACTTCTTAAGAGTGAGAACACTGGAATCTGAACGGGAGCGCGACAGGGCGCGATACGCAAAGGAAAAGGAACGCCGGTCAGCCGCCTACCGGGCGAGGTGGGCCAAAATGTCTCCGGATGAACGCAAGGCGCGGCGACGGGAGGATTGGCATAAACATGGAAAGCCTTCTGCTGCGCGCCGAATCCAAGAAAAACGTGCCTTGGTCCGGGAGCTGAAGAAAGCGCCGTGTGTCGATTGTCACGGGGTTTTCCCCACTGCTGTGATGGAATACGACCATCTGCGAGACAAGGTCCTGAATGTGTCGAGCATGACTCACTCAAAACGATGCGGCCCCAGACGGGTGATAGAGGAAATCGCGAAGTGCGACCTTGTGTGCGCCAACTGCCATCGAATTCGTTCTATACGCCGCCGTGCCGGGCTGCCCGCCACGCTCCCGCCACCCGACTACGAAATCTGAAACAAAATGGCACACCTACCCCTGAAATACCGACTGTCCCCGCCGGAGGTGGCTCAGCTCCAACAAGTGATGTTGGGGGAGCCGCTCCCGCAGTCTAAGGTGACCGACCCGCCGGCGTTGGTGGACCTCATTGGCAAAGGTCTTGTGCGCCTGGAGCATGGGTTCTATTGGCCTGAGTGGTCGCTGATTCCTAAATCTTCCGTTTGACATCCGCCGAAGGCGGTGCGAAGTTACGGGGTGATGAAGAACGAGCTACCCAAAGACTGGCCGCAGGCGCCGGGTCGCCGGCTGCTTACCCGGCGCATGATGCATCGGATGCTTTTCGAACTGAACATGCCGCTCTACTTTTACGACCGCGCCTGCACTCGCTTTTTCTACACCACCCGCACCCCGAAGTCGCTCAACGACTTCATGGGGCGCGAGAACATAGACACGTTCCCCCGCGGCACGGGTCCCATCGTAATCCCATGAAAATCGAAGTCACCTACATCGAGAACCCCGTGACCCAGTTCGAGCGCGACCACCCTTTTCGGGTGACCCTCGGCCCAGGTGCCGGGGGACGATACATCCAGCGCGCGTTCCTCACCGACCGTGAGGTGGCCGAGCTGCGCGAAGCGTTGTCCCTGGCCTGTGAAGTCTCAATCCGAATCAACTTGACGAAATGAAGTATCAAGTCTTCAACCAATATGGTCGTCCGCTCGGCGACGGAGAAACACTCGCCCAGGCCAAGGAAAAGGCCCGGGGCGGCCGCTCAGTAAACCCCGACGGTTTTATGAAAAATCCTCGCACGCGACTTTTTGACACCCCATGAAACTCCGTGACCGGCTATCGGACCGAGAAATCGCGCAACTTCACCTGGAAGCGTATCACGCCATGCTGCCGCCCTACGACCTGCTCAAGCCGGACCAGGATCTTTTGCCCCCGCCGGTGGTGGCGGGGCAAACGCTGCACCCGGCGTTCTGGTTCGCCGGCCAGCTATTACAGGAGGGCGAACCGCTCACCGCGTTTTTCGTCCGGGGAAAGCTGACGTGGCTCTTGACTTCTACGGAAACTCTGGCACTGTAGGGGCGACATGAAATACCACCTTGTGACTTATACTGATATGAACCACTACCACGTTTACGCGAACTACGAAGCCCGGGCCACCGCGCTCATTTCCGAGTTGACGGACGCCGGGCTCACCATCATCGACCGCGTCGGTTCGGAAATCCTCGTCGAGGGAACCCCGGACCAAATCAACAAATTCATCGAAAACTATCGCGCCGGGGTTGACTTCCCGCCAATCTATGGCACTGGTAAGGATAGAATATGAACATCTACATCATCGAACGAACCGATGCCTGCGACTACGACGAATACGACGCGGCGGTCGTCTGCGCCGAGAACGAGGAATCCGCGCGCGACCGGCACCCGAACGGGGGCCAAATGGACTGGGCCAATCCCCCGAAGTGGGGGAGCTGGGTGACGAGCCGGGACAAGGTGACCGTCCGGCTCGTGGGAGTGGCCGCGCCTTTTTCGGTGGCGGGGGTTATCCTCAGTTCTTTTAACGCCGGCTGAAACCATCAAACCAAATGAACGACCTAGCCACAATCCAACGAATCAACAACGCCATCGAATCCGCCAAGCAGCGGAAGCTCGCCAAGGCGACGAACGCCCGCAAGAAAACCGTCAAGGCCACCGCGGAAGCCCGCGCCGCCGCCGAGAAAACCCGGACGGGAAAGGCCTGATGAAAAAGACGACCAAGAAGAAACTCCGTCGGCGCATCGCGCGCAAGCTGGCCACCGCCTTGCCCGCGACCGCGAAGGAGGTCCACGTCCATATCATCGGCGGCGGGGGCGGTGGCGGCAGCGGGAAGGTCTCCCATCTCACGCACTGGCGCACCAAGACCGGCGAGGTGTTGTCTTTTCGCGATATGGAAATCAATCACCTGATGAATGCCCGCGCGCTGGTGATACGGCGACTCGCGCGGATGCGGGAAGTGGACGCCGCCATGTCGCGCGAGATATCGCTGCGGCTGCTCGCCATGCAGAAGAATTGTCCGGATGCGCGGGAGTGGGGTTACTACGGGGGAAACGGGGGAGATGACGAATGAGAAGCGACCCCCTTGATGACTGTTGCCCGACGTGCGGGCGGTATGTTTGTGCGTGCCCAGCGAAACCCTACAAGCCATATTTTTGGACGGGGGACGTCCACGCGGCGCAGTTCGACTATTCGCACACCGTCAAGGAATTCACGGACAAAATGCAGGGGCACATCCGCCGGGAGTTTCGCTACCGGGCTTTTGCCAAAGCCATTTTGGAGCAGCTCCCGGACCTGCGTAGCCAGCTTCGGAACGCATCCGATGCGGACAACCTTGACAGGGTGCTCGCGCGGTGGAATATTGAGCTAGACGACATCGCAAAATTATGACGACCATGACCATGGCTGAAGTTGAAGCAGCTTTTCGGGCGGACCTGAAGGCGCTGCTCTTGAAGTGGAACGCGGAACTTTCCGCCGAGGACCACTACCCGGGCTACCCGGAGTGCGGCGAGGACGTCCGCATGACCGTGGTAGTGCCCGCCATCTATGAGGCCGGCGAGACGGTGCGCGAGTGGACCAACATCGACCTGGGGAGGTGCGTGTGACCCTCGACGAACTTGTGGAAAAGCTGGAGGACCTCCAGTCGTATGGCTTCGGGAAAAATTCTGTTGTGGTTTCCCACTGCGGGTCCATCGCATTCGAGGATGTGACGGTGGTCGAGGCGCGCAAGCTGTTCTTTGATGATGCCAAGGAATCCGTGGTCATCCAATGAGGACCTTCGCATACCTGCGCGTCAGCACCAAGGAACAGCTCGACATGAACGGGCTGGAGCGCCAGCGCGATGCGGTGCGCGCCTACGCGGACCACGTCGGGTTCACCATCGCGCGCACGTTCGAGGAACAGCAGTCCGGCGGCGCGGCGTTCGAGGACCGGCTCATGCTCATCGAGATGCTGGAACTCGCGGTGGCCTGCGACGTGGGCGCCATCATCGTCGAGCGCGCGGACCGCGTGGCGCGCGACCTCATGGCCCAGGAACTTTTTTTCGTGAAGTGCCAGGAGCAGAACGTCAAGGTGTTCGCTGCGGACACCGGCCAGGAACTGACCTGCAAGGACGGCGACCCGACGCGCGTGTTACTGCGGCAACTGCTCGGCGCGCTGGCGCAGTGGGAAAAAGCCGTCATTGTTAAGAAGCTGCAAGACGGCCGGCGGCGCACGGCGGCGAAGACCGGCCGGCCCTGCGGCGGGCCGCGGCGGTTCGGGGACAACCCGGACCCGGCCGAGAACGCGGACGAGCGGCACATCCTCGTCGTCATCCGCGACCTGCGCCGGCGGGGGATGACATATCAGGTTATTGCGGAGCGGCTGCGCCAGCTCGGGCATCGGGCGCCGTCGGGCCAGACTTACTGGCACTCCAGCACCGTGATGAGGCTTGACAAATCACCAGAACCGCCCACTTCTTAGGTGGCACTATGAATTTTTTCGCCGAGCCTCCAGCTAACGCTGGTCGTCGAAGGTCCTGCCCCCAGGATTCGGTAACGGGGCAGGCGGTCAGGGGCACCGCATTCCAGCCAAAGAAAGTCTCCACCAATTTGACAGGACAGCCCGTTTTGGCCGAGCAACTAAATGTTCCGGCGTGGGGCGCCCAGTGGCTGGCCTGTCAGCGGGTAAATGGTGACAGCGGGCAACGTCCGCAGCCCGTCACCCGTGGCAGCCAGCGTCAATGGCTTAAACAACGCGCCCCACATTTTCTATGCGCGGGCTGGACAACCTGAAGCTCTGGTTCCTCCTAACGGTGATGCCGACCGTCGTCGCCATCGGCGAGGTCTGGCTGGCTCTACGGCGTCGGCCGCGTAACACATACCTCGCCGCCCTGGGCCACTGCTATTTTCGGCTGGCCCGCGCGCTGAAGAAAATCCGGTGACCCGTGGCGCTCCCCGATTCACACCCGGCCAAAGGTTTGCTTCGCGAGACCGCGAAGCTGGTGCATGCCGGCGAGATTTTTGACGCGGCCCGGCTCGTGCGCGCCTGGGCGGCGCAGACGACGCCATCGGTCGCCAAGCAGTCGGTGGACACCAAGGCCAAAGCGTTTGAACTCCTCAACATTCTCCTCCACTGGGCGCTGTCCAACGGCGCGTTCGAGGAAGCCGCACAACTCCTCTGGACTCCCAACCAGTTCGACCCCCGACCCAACCACACCAAGCGCGTCTGGTCCGCCGTTGACGAGCACGACTTCGGTCTCCTCATGGGCGCCGGCAAGCAATCGAAATCGTTCAGCATGGCGATTCGGTTTTTCCTGGAGTGGCTGCGCGACCCCGAATACACTTCGGTCCGCGTCCTCGGCCCGAGCGAGGACCATCTTGAGGCCAACCTTTTTTCGCACCTAGTCACGCTGCACCGGGAATCCGCCATCCCGCTCCCGGGCGAAATCGGCAAGCTGTTCATCGGACTCGACCTTCGCAAGCGGCGCGGGTCCATCAGCGGCGTGGTGATTCCCCAGGGCAAGAAAGCCGCCGGCCGGTTGCAAGGTGTCGCCCGCTTCCGGCGCAAGGAATCCCACCCCGAGTTCGGCGAGACGTCGCGGCTGTTCGTGTTCGTGGACGAAATCAGCAACCTGCCCAAGGGACTCTGGCACGATATCGACAACCTGCTTTCGAACACGTCGAAGCGCGGCGGGCTGAAGGTCTATGGCGCGTTCAACCCCGACGACCGGAACAACGACGTGGGCATTCGCACCGAGCCGACCTTCGGCTGGGGCTCGTTCGACCCCGAGCTGCACTTCGAGTGGCTGTCCACGCGCGGCTGGTTCGTGGTGCGACTGGACGCGATGCAGTCGGAGAACATTAAGGAGAAGCGCGAGGTTTTCCCGGGCATGCAGACCTACGAGGGCATGCTGCAAATCGTGGCGAATGCCGGCGGGCTGGACTCGCCCGGCTACTGGACGATGGTGCGCGGCTGCTACCCGCCCATCGGTGTGGCGCTCGCGGTCATCCCGACCGGGCTCACGCTCAACCTGAAGTGCAGCGTCATCTGGTATGACACGCCGACGCCGGTCGCGGGGGCCGACCTCGCGCTCGAAGGCGGTGACGCATGCCGGCTGTGCAAGGGTCTTTTCGGTCGCGCCGCCGGCGTGAAGCTGGGGCCGAGCCTGAAGCACCCCGAAGGCGAAACGATTTGGTTCACGGACCGCAACGGACACAAGGCGCCGAAGTATCTCGCCCTGGCCGAAAAGATTTTCCCCATCGCCAACGGGGACACCTTCGCGGTGGGCGACGAAATTATGCGGCTGTGCCGCGCGCTGAAGATTCGGCCGGAGCACCTCGCGGTGGACCGGACCGGCAACGGCCAGGGCGTCTATGACTACATGCGCGCGCGCTGGTCGCCCATGGTCATCGGCGTGAACTTCTACGAGGGCGCCTCGGACGTTCGGGTGTTCCTCGAAGACGAGGACACCGCCAAGGAACTCTACGACCGCGTCAACTCGGAGTTGTGGTTCGCGCTGCGCCGGTGGCTGGAGTTCAAATACCTGTTCGTCGCGTTCGAGCTGGACTCCGGCGAGCTGTATCCCGAGCTGACGGACCGGCTGTTCCGGATGGTCGGCAAGAAGTCGCACGTCGAGTCCAAGAAGGAATACAAGTCCCGGCACGCCGGCAAGTCCCCGGACAACGCGGACGCCTTCACGCTTTTCCTACAGGCTTGTCGCAAGGGCTTCGGGTTCACGCCCAGCATGGCCGGCGACACGGACGTGGAGCCGGTTGAGACCCAGACGGACGAATGGAACCCGCACGAGCGGGACATAGGCTGCGACCGGATGAACCGGTTCGAAGACCTCGACACCGCGGTGGACGACCTCGAATTATGAGCGTGAAATTCAACCCGGGACTGCACCCGCCCGGTGGCTGGGTATTCGTTGATGCCCAGGAGGTTAAGCACCGCGGCGCGTCTAAGGCCCAGCTCATCGCGCGCGTGATTAACTATCGTGTCATCAATCACTTAGCGGTGGGGGACCCCGCCGAGGAGGTCAACGCCCAGCTGTGCAGGAACTTCCCCGGCTACTGCCGGAGCACGCAAACGTCTCGGCCGAAACGAGTTATGCCACAACAGAACGTCGGATGCACCTCATGCGGAAAGAAGCGAAAAACGCGGTAAAAGCCCTTAAGCGCGTGGTAGTTGCGGTCGCGTCGGGGTCCAAGGTGTTCGTGGGCGAAAAACTAACGGCCCAGCGGATTAGTATTTGCCAGCGGTGCCCGGCGTTCCTGCCGA